TTTGTTGTTGCCCCTTGTACTATAGCGAATAAATCATTATTACCAATTGGTAATGACCCTAAAGGTAATTCTGATATTTTTAAGTTTGCCATTTTATATTATATTTTAATTTTATTGTTCTAAAGAAGCAGAAACAGGTTTTACCCAATCTATTAAAGGTAGATTTATTATCCAACTAAACTCTGTATTTTGATTGTTAGATATTTCTTCAGTTGAAATAATCCAATTAGGTGGTTCATTACCATCTTGAACAGGATTAAAATACCAATTTGGTTCAACAAGTTGTCCTACTAATTTATCTTTTTGTTCTATTGTTAATAAAGCTACTTTCATAATTTTAATATGTATTTCTTTGAATTGAGGTTGCCCAATCATTTACTATTGAAGCTAGTGTAGTTATTTCACTTGGAGTTAATCCAGAACCTATTGTAACAAATGATGCTCTTCTATCAGTTGAAGAACTGGCAGTTCCTGCATCATTTCTAGCTCCAATATATATATCATAATCAATAGTTCCATTAGTTGCAGTTGTTCCACTATAATTTAATGAACCATTTTTATATAAATAATTTGTACTTGATGAAGTTCTTGAAGCAATAAAATATCCAGTCATTGCAGTATGAGATAGTGAATCAACACCTAATCCTACTGTATTAATATTATAAGTTCTATAATTACCACCAAAAGCACTGGTGCAAGTTGCAAATTCTGTATAAGTTGGTGGATTTGATGCACCCATTTCAATACAACTACTTGATGAAGTGTTGTTTCCTACATAATAAGATTGGTGTGTTGATTCCGCATTTAATGTTGAACCTGTTAAATAAGTTCTAGCATAAGTGTTTGCGTTATTACCTGTTGCTCCACTTGAACTAAAAGACCAACCACCATTAAACGTCAATCTATAAGCCGCATCAGTATCAACAGGATTTTTTGCATTAAATTTACAAGATGCTGAAGAAGCACCAAGTAGTGGATACATAGCAGTTATCTTTTGATATAAACCATTACTAACAAGTGATGTAAATAATGTTCTTGTTGCCGCTGATACTGTTGAATCAATTCCTGTTCCACCCGCATTAACAACAGCAGTTAGATAATTATTTGCTTCAGTTGTTCCTGATGGGATTGGACTTGCCGATGGGGTTATTGAGGGAGTAGGAGTTTGTGTAGGGGTAGAAGTTTGTGTAGGAGTTACCGTAGGGGTAGGGGTGGGACAATTTGATAATGTGAATGTTATACCATTTGAGCTATATAAAGGTCCTGATGATGTATTAGTGACTACCGTGGCAAATCCTACAAATCCGTTACTACTCTCTTGGTCTAAAAAATCACTATTTTCTGTTAATATGGCATCAGCATCTTCTTGCAATATATTATTTGAATTTGTTATTTGATAAGTTGTACCAGTTGTTAATATCGCCGGAACATTATCGTATCTGAAAACATTAGAAGGATTACCACACTCTTCAAATTGATATATTTGACCTACTGAAGTAGGTGTTACAGAAGGAGTAGGTGTCGGTGTTCCTGTAGGAGTATTAGTTGGTGTACTAGTTTGAGTGTTGGTAGGAGTATTAGTTGGTGTACTAGTTTCAGTGTTGGTAGGAGTATTAGTTGGTGTGTTGGTTGGTGTTTCTGTATTAGTTGGTGTGTTGGTTGGTGTTTCTGTATTAGTTGGTGTACTAGTTTGAGTGTTGGTAGGAGTATTAGTTGGTGTGTTGGTTGGTGTTTCTGTATTAGTTGGTGTACTAGTTTGAGTGTTGGTAGGTGTGTTAGTTGGAGTGTTAGTTGGAGTGTTAGTTGGTGTTTCTGTAGGTGTGTTAGTTGGTGTTAAAGAAGGAGTAGGTGTAGGCGTTACATCAGGGACAATGCCAGAAGTAAGAGGTATTACACCACCTTGTTGAGTGTTTTCTGAAACTGCCTTTGGATGCAAATCAATACGACTATATCTAGATTTTTTGTAATCCCATGCATTTAATGGGTTTGCATTCAAAGGCACCTTCGGCATTTTTGCAATTTGCTCGCCAGGTGATAAATAAGTTTGTCTTTTTCCGGGAACTCCCCAAGTTTTTGCCATAATCTTTGTTAAATTAAAATAAAGGGGGCTATTACACCCCCTTCATTTATATTTTTATCTTAGCAAGTTGTGCAAGATTGAAGTGAAAGTCCTACAAATGTAGATGCAAGTGGATTAGCTAGTTCTCTAGCTGGTTGAGCTTCAAGACCTGTCAAGGTTACTGAATAACCATTTCTGTCTCCATAAGCTGTTCCTGATTCACCACTACCAGCAGTTAGGGTCATACCAAAGTCATCACCTAAATACCAATAAGAACCATTATTTGTTTCAACTATCACTTTCAAGTTAGTGTTCTGAGCAAGTAATCTTAATTGGTTTCTAATAGCTTGTTGAAGCTTGAAGAATACCATAGTCAAATCTTGCTGATAGAATACTGTACCATTCTCCATTGAAGCGTTGATAGCTTCAACAAAAGTACTTGTATTCTTTTCAAACACATAACTATAAACTGTACCACCTGTAGCACCAATTGTAAGAATCTTACCATTTGCATCTACAGTTGTACCAGTTACACAACCAGCTATTACATATGCGGCTGTTATACCACCGACATTGTCTCTACATCCTTTACAGATATTAGAAGTTACATAACATGCTGATAAACTCATAGTGTTTTAATTTTAGTTTTTGTGTTTATTAAGTTAGACCATTTGTGATTACGAACTGAGGCCACGCAACCTGAACACCAATTTTGAAGTTACTTCTCAATCTAACTTCATCAAAGTCAACAGAGTAGAACATTTTAAGTGTTTCAGAATCAGACATCAAGTCCACACCCATTACCAAATAACCTGCTGGAGCTAATACAACAAGATTAGAACCGTTCAAACCTCCAACTGGATGAACAAGGATGTTCGTAGCTGGATGGAAGGTTTTAAAATCTTGATAAGAGTTCTCAGGGTTGAAATGGAAGTAGTTAGCTGTTCTGTAGTTAATTAAATACTTTCTGTAGTTTGCATGGGACATAAACACAACCCAGTCAGTTCTATCAACAACATCATCAGGGATTTGCTCAACAAGAGCATCTACCTGAGTCAAAGCTGAAACAGAAGAAATTGCGGATTGACCAGTCAATGAAATACCACCAGTTACAGTAGTTGTACCAGTTCCAAGTTTGCCGAACAATTGTTTGAAACCAGAGAAACAAGTTGTAGCAGAAGAAGCTTGCCACATGATGTTCTCAATGTATTGAGATATCTGTGCAGTCTTCAATTCAGCAATTTGTTGCTCAAATGGTACTGATTCATTGTAAGAACCAGGAGTTAATAGTTGACCTAACCAGTAATCGTTAAGGTCTGCAGGACACAAAGCTTCATTAACTTTGTAAGCACACACAGCAATATCTCTCTGTGTATAAGTTGTAGCACCACTTGAAGTCCAGCCGCAAGTTCCATCCTGTACATACAAAGTAGAATCAAGCAAATTGATTGATTGAGACCCTTTGATACCAGGTTGTACCTTGATAATCTTAGCTGTTTCACCTTCAAGTATAGCTCTTCTAATCAATTCACCACCAACTTCGTCTGTGTAAGTTGCAAGGGATGAAAGATTAAAACCGAAATCATATTTCTTATTTGCCATAATTTTTGGGTTTTTTTTATTTTATTTTTTATTCATAGCGTTAGCTCTGATGTTAATTAACTGCTGAATGTGGTTATTTTTAACACTTTCATAATCAGCAATTACATTCTTTGATTGTCTAACCGGCTCACCTGCTGGTTCTTTAGAGAATTTAGATACTTTTTTCTTCATATCTTCATAATCCGCAGCCATAGAGTCAATTTTGGAGACTAGACCGTCTATCTTCTCCATCATAATTTTTTTGAAATCGCTATCAATGATATCGTTTCCAATAGAAAGGTCAGGCATCATACCCATTTCCTCTTCCATAGGAAGTTCAACATTCTCTCTTTCAACGATTTTTCCGTCTTTAGTTATAATCTTGATAAGTACTTCTTTTCCTTCACTATCCTTGAGAGACAATTCATGCTCTCCGTCTGGTGCTGGAACTTCTTTACCATCTGGACTTACAACTTTGACTTCTTCGCCTACATCAAATGTATTAGATTTAACGATTGTACCATCTTTCAAAGCGGCTTCAACGAAGCTTTCTTTCTTTTCCATATCGTATTTTATTTCGTGGACTTTTCCGTCCTGAATTTTTATTTTGGTTGTGTCTTCAAGTAAATACTCACCATCTTTAGCAGGAAGTTGTCCGTCATCAGTTATGATATAGACAGGCTCATCTACAGCCAAATCATTATGCAAAACTAACTCTTGGTCAGAATCCTTTAATTTATATGAGTTAAACTTTTGGAAACCAAATAGTTTATTTATTTTTCTTATAGCATCTCGGTAATTCATCATACAACTTGTTTCAGAATATTTTTTATTTCTTCTATTAAATGTTGGTCTTGTGAGTTAAATTTAGCTTTTTCTAAGAAGTATCCTTGAACTGAAAACCCCTTTAATTTACCATCTTTAACTTTACTCCAAGTTTCATCATCGTTAACCTTCATTGATATCATCCAAGTACCTTTAGGGTAACTCATACCAAAAACTTGTTGTTTATCTTTTTGTTCATCATCTACAATCCAACTCTCAACTACATCAACATTTCTTAAGAACTTTCTTTGGTGTTCTATGTTTGTCTTATCAAGCAGTTTTTCCATCATAAACTTCTGTTGAAGTTTCTTAATGGTATCTGATGTGAAATAGACATAATAAATATTTCCTGTTATCTCATCTCTCCTAATAATCATCTTATCAGGTATCATTGCAGGACCTACAACAAGCCTTTGTTCATTATTAAATACTGAAAAAACCATTTCTGTTTCAGCATTCATTTCTTCATACTGATTTATTGTTCTTTCAACCCAAGGCAAAGCCTCAATTCCACCCCAAGCATCCATTGATAATAACCCACAACCATCATCATATGACTTACTTGCTTGTAAATCTTTCTGATGTCTTGTGATATAAGCTTTCATACGCTTAACTGTTTCTATTGAAATGGGTTTACCCTGTGCTAATTGCTGTGCTCTGACTTTACCAACCTGAGTCATACAATTATT